CGGGTGCCGGGCGGGGCCGGGCTGACGAACCTCGCCTTCACCCATCCGTGGCCGATGCCGCCGGGGTTGGCCGTGGCCCGGGTGTAGACCCGGGTATCGGGGCCGTTGGGTCGGTTTCGGCTCAACAGGTAGCTGTACTCTTCCCATGTGAAATGGGTCAGCTCATCAAAGCCGATAAAGTCGTAGGCCTGGCCCTGGTAGTTGTACCTGTCCTGGGCGTGGTTCAGGCTGCCAAAATAGATCTTTGCCCCGCTGGGGAAGGTCCAGCAGTGTGTGCTGCTGTTGTACCGGGCTTTTGGGAAAACTGGCTTGTAATACCGCATGGTCTTGTCAATGAGCTCCCGCAGCTGGGGAAACGTCTTTCGGATGATGAGCCCCCGGTAGTGTGGGATCTCCACCTGCCGCAGGGCCTCGATCACCAGCGCGTCGCTCTTTCCGCCGCCTGCGGCCCCGCCATACAGCACTTCGTTCTCGGTGCGCTGCATGAACCGTGCCTGGGCAGGCTGCGGCGACCAGATCACCGGTCTGCCGTCACGCATCCTCTGTGCCGCCATCCACTTCCACCTCCTGCCGGCCGTCCGTCTCACTGGCTGCCGCGATCTCTACCATCGGCGGACCGCTCTCGCTGTCGGTGTTCTCCGCTGGAGCCATGGCAGCAGCCTTTTCGGCCACTTCCATCAGCACCTTGGCCACACCGGCCGCGTTCTTGTCGCTCATCACCCGGCCCTCGTACCGCTCCAGCTCGGCATTTAACAGGTTCCGCTCGTCCTCGTAGAGCCGCAAGTTCCGGGTTCCGGCCTCTCCATACACCACAAGGCCGGTCTCGGTGGCATCCGCCAGCTCCTCCGGGTCGTCCTTCAGCAGGGTGCCCACGGCAAAGTCCCGGGCCCGGGTGTCCTCGTCCAAACGCCGGTGCAGCCTCTCCGTGATCTGCGCCGCCCGCTGGCTCTCAGCGGCCCGGCCCTGCAAAAAGGTCACCTGTGCCCGTACGCCCAGGCTTGCCCGGATGGCGATCTCCCGCGCGGCTTCCTGCCGGGCCTTTGCAAAGGCATCACTGCGGCCTGCCTCTTCGCTCATCCAGCTGCGAATGGTCGATTCCGGCACGCCGTACCGTTTCGCCACAGCGCAGATGGAGTTGGAGCCCAGCATTGCCATTACCACCTCTGCCCGGAACGCCGCCGGGTATTTCTTTCCCCGCTGTTTCCCCTTCACGGTATTCTTGCAGTACGCCCGCTTCTTCGCCAACTCTCTCACCTGCCTTTGCAAATAGCCTATCACGCCCCGCCGGCTGCAACTACCCCGGACATTTGCCCGCCGGGCAGCAGCCCTGCATCCGCTGCACACACTGCCACGGTGCTCAGGGCTTCCAGCTCTTTGGTGTAGTAGGTCGTCCGCCCCACATACAGCCGGGCGATCACCTTTTCCTCGGGCATACCTTGCAGGTAGCGCAGCCGCAGCAGCTGGGCGCATACCGGGTCATTGCGGTCGTACCAGGCCAGCACCGCCCCGATCACCTGCGCCCAGGCAGCACAAACAGACCCCTCGCCATATCGGCGCAGAGCCTGCCGGGTCGCTTTCTTCTGCTCTTTTGTCACCGCTCCACCTTCTTTTCGCATGGGTATAACGCGCAAAATACCGGTGTTTTATCTGTCAGGTGCGAGGTTTCGCAAGGCTCTGTCCCCTGCCTCCGCGCAGTGCGTTTCCATCGTACAGCTTCCACGTCCGTCTGCACTCACTCAGCCGGATAGTTTCCCCTGCGGGGAA